CTTTGGCGCTTACTGGAGACTCAATTGGAGGAAGCTCTGGCAGTAAAATGGGGCTTTCAATGAGAGTATTTAATCAAGACGCAGGCCCAAAGGCATTTACATCTCACGGAATTGGTAATTATGGTGGATCGAATAATTGTCAAGCTATTGGTGCAAGCGGTGCGGTTGGCGAATTAACTGATATGAAGTTTTTTCTTTCCACCGGAAATATTTACGGAACTTTCCGATTATATGGCATAACAAAAGGATAAATTATTATGGCAAATTATCACGCAACAGCTAACGGAAGGGTTCCTTTTACTCCGGAGGAAGAAGCCGAATGGGCGGCAATGAAGGAAGAATGGGAGGCGGGTGCAAAAGACCGCGCCGCTCATAAGATTCGCACAGAGCGAGACGCAAAACTGACTTCATGCGATTGGACGCAAGTAGCAGACGCTCCGGTAGATCAAGCAGCGTGGGCAGTTTATCGCCAAGCGTTACGCGATATTACAGATCAAGAAGGCTTCCCGAACGAAGTCACTTGGCCTGAAGAGCCAGTAACCGAAGAGCCAGCGACTGAAGTTGTAGCCGAAGAGCCAGTGGAAGAAGTCGCGCCAGAATGAGCCTAATAGACTACGCCAAGACCGACCGCCAACGCGAAGCGATTAAAGCGTGGCAAGACTGCGGTGAGGTTGTTGCTAAAGCGGCGGGTGTCTTGGGTGTTTCTCCGTCTACAGTGCGCGACCACATTGCTGCGGTTAAAAACTACGCAGCAAGTCAGGGCTACTCAAGCCACTGGGATGCTAGAAAGCACGTACCTGAAGGCGAAATAGTCATTGGTCGGTCTATCTACACTTCGGACGATGAAGGTAATAAAGCTTGGTTAAAAACTAAGCGGACAATGACTGAGGCTAAACGCGATGAAGCAATCAAAGCGTTTGTTGAAGGTCTAACCAAAGACTTACCAAAGTACAAACCCAAAGCTAAGCCAAAGCAGAAGAAGTTTGCTGATGACTTATTGCCTACCATTGTAATTGGTGACGCACACTTCGGAATGAGGGCTGATGCGAGAGAAACTAAAGCTCGTGATTACGATACTAAAATATCATCTGGTGATATGTTAGATGCGATTGATTACTTGGTTGATTTAGCGCCACCATCTGAAAAATGCTTATTGGTTAATGTCGGTGATTTTATCCACGCAAATGGCTCAGGTGGTACGACTTTTGCAGGAACGAAACTAGACGTAGATACGCGCATCGAGGTAGTGCTAGAAATAGCCGCTCAGACGTTCCTATTTGCAATAGATAAGTTGCTTGCGAAACATAAGAGTTGCGTAGTCGTGATGGCTAGAGGTAACCACGACTCAGATACTGCAATCGCACTCGCGTTAATCTTAAAGTTTTATTACTCAAAAGAGCCACGAGTTACTATCTTAGACCCTCATGGTTTTTTCCATACTCTACAGTTTGGCAATAACCTGCTAGCGGTACACCACGGTGATAAAGTTAAAGCTGCTAAACTTGGCGCGATATTACCTAAGATGCTTCCTGAGCAATGGTCTTCAACTAATTACCGCAAGTGGTTAGTCGGTCATATTCACCACCAGAACGCTTTAGAGACAGATAACGGCGTTTTCGTGGAAGCATTTGGCACATTAGCACCACCAGATTCCTGGCATGCAGGTGCAGGTTACGGTGCGGCTAGCGTTATGCACCAAATTGTTTTTCACAAAGAAGGCGGTGAAGCTATCCGTCATGTTTACCAAATTAGGGAATCGCGCAAAGCCCCTGACCTGACGATATAGGCATGAAAATGGAAGACCGATTGAGCAGAGTAGAAGCAAAAATAGACAGCTTACAAGAAGCGATAATCTCACTGGCTCGCGTTGAAGAGCGTCTAGTTACGGTGTTCAATCGTCAATCCTCTATAGAATCTAAGGTAATGAGTCTAGATGATAAAGTGGATAGATTGACAGAAAGCGTAGTTAAAACTCGCTCAACTGAACGCTTTGTTTGGTTGATTGTCGCCGCAGCAATAGGCGCAGCATTTAGATACTTAGGGTAATTATGGACACCATACCGTTTCCAGATACGCGCGCCGATAGACTTGCCGAAAATGCATTAGAAGAGCTAGGGAATTGGGTTGAATCTCAAATTGAGCTAGGCGTTAGTCCTATAACCCTAATCGGCTTGATGGAAACCTACAAGTCATCCCTTTGCTACAATCTGCTTGAGGATGAGGAATATGATTAGACGCTTAAAAATCGCCTACACGCTACTTCAAAAAGGTAAGGCAGTATCAGACCCTGCTAAGTGGAAAAGCCACCAGATAACCGCTACGGCGCTTACAGGGGTAATATGGGCTGCTCTACAAACTTCAGAGGCGTTCGGCTATGCAATTCCTGTGGATGAGCAAACTGTGGACTCTGTGGCTGTTGGTGTTCTTGCTCTCGTCAACTGGTTGCTCACATTATCAACATCTGAAAAAGTCGGGATGTAGCCTAGGCGTTAAGCCTGTAATGGTTAATCCGCACTGGGTTAAAGTAATACCAAATATCTATGGCGTTGAAGCCATCTTACTAACAATGGAGTGCAAGCTATGAATATTTTTACCTATCTAAGTTGGGTTAAAAAACTTTGGACAATGGTCGTTGATATTGTCAAATTGATTGAGGAGACCATTCCCGATGATGGAGCAGGTAAAGAAAAACTCGCTGCTTTTGACATCATGCTCAAAGCGGCTATTGAAAAGGCTGACGATATTGATGAATCTTTCGATAAGTTACAGCCTGTTGCTCATGATATTGTTTCTGCTGTGGTTACTTTGTTTAATGCCACAGGGCTATTTAAAAGGGGCGAATGATGAGCCAATGGGATAATCCTTTACCGACTTCAAACTTTTTGTTTGATATTGCTCGTGGCGGTGTAGTTGGCGCTACGCCTGTTAATATCTTCGGATTTAACACAGTTGTCGGTACGACTTACGAAACGCTATGGAATGACGGTGGTAACTATGTATTCCCGACTGAAGCCAAAGCTATGACCATTGTTAGTAGCTCAACCGATACCATGCAGGTGCTAATCAACGGTCTGGACGCTGACTATCGAGAGCTTGTGCAGATCGTTACGCTAACTGGTACAACGCCTGTAGCGATTCCTAAAAGCATATTCCGCATTAACAGCGCGGTTATTCTTTCTGGTTCTAACGTAGGTAACATCACTATTGCCAGTGGCGGCGTAACTTACGGATATATTGAAGCAGGTCTAGGAGTAACTCAAAGCTGCGTTTACACTGTGCCTGAAGGTCACAAGCTGTATTTATTCCGGATTGACCTCAATTCAGCAACGGCTAACCCTAACAAATACATCACTATCCACAATGTGGTATGCGCTGCTAACGGGCGAAAGGTGAAAGTAGCACAAGCAACATTCGCTACATCACAAGTTAGCTATGATCGGCAAGTTCCGTTTATGATTGATGAAAAAAGTGACTTTACGTTTGAGGCTAAATCTAGCTCAGGTGAAAACGAAGTCGCCATTTTTGTTGAAGCAGTTTTATATAAGAACCCAAGAGTTTATGGCTAAACTAATAGAAATGATAAAGCGTCACGAAGGCGTTAAAAAATATGTTTACGAAGATTCGCTTGGGATTAAAACAATAGGTGTTGGTCGTAACCTAGAAAGCATGGGTTTAACGAGTAAAGAAATAGACTTTTTACTCATGAATGACCTAGAGCGGGTAATTACTGAGCTAGAAAGCAACTTTGATTGGTTTTCTGACTTAGATAATGCCCGAAGAGACGCGATGATAGACATCGGTTTTAATCTAGGGATAACTAGACTGCTTACATTCAAGAAAGCCTTAGCAGCAATGGCTAATGAAGATTACTCTAAGGCTGCTCTTGAATTTATGGACTCTCGTTGGTCTGAGCAAGTAGGTAGTCGCGCAGTTGAATTGTGTGACATGATTGAAAGCGGCGAATACTATTTTTAGTATCATATAAGGTGCTTAAGCACTTTAATGCGCCTTATATGACTCATTCGGACACTTTATTGCGCATAAATTATTCCACCATAGATTCTATAAGCAAATCTAAATAGTGCCGCGCTTTACGCAAGTCTTCTATTCCGTTCTTAGATTTATACCTAGAAACGTACTTGATTACGTTCGCCTCCCTGTACGGTATTTCATTCTCAACGATATAGTCTAACGGTTGTATCTTCATGTCCTTGTAATGACTGCCGCCGATTTGTATATCTTTGTTGC